TAATCGAAGCTAGAGTAAACAATGTACCAGTTTCAGGTTTAGAAAAAGAATTAATCGATGAGTCGGCTAAAGAAGCTCGTTCACATGGATTTGAAGTTAAAGGTACTTACTTAGGTAAGAACGTATTAGATGCAATGGCTGAAAAGCGTATGACTGCTGGTAGTGCAACTGCTGGTGGAAATACTATCCAAACTGACAAAGTTGGTTTCTTTGATGCTTTGTATGCTAAAAGAGTTTTAGCTTCTTTAGGAGTTAAGATGTTAAGCGGTTTATCTAACAATGTAGATTTAACTGGATTTAGCTCAGGTGTTACAAGTACTTGGGGAACTGAAATTGCTGAATTAGCTGCTGGTTCACCAGTTACTGCTTCACGCTCAATGACTCCTAAGAGATTAGGTTCATTTATTCCTATGAGTAACCAATTGTTAATTCAGAATCCTCAGTTAGAAGCATTCGTGATTCAATCATTAATGGAGTCAATCTATGTAAACGTAGAAGCTGCTTACATCAATGGTTCAGGTGCTGCTCCATTAGGTTTGTTAGGAACTGCTGGAATCCAAAACATTGCAATCGGAACAAATGGTGGTGCGCCATCTTATGCTAAGATTCTTGAGTTGGTTCAGTCTTTAGGAACTGCAAATGCTAACGTAGAAGAATTAAAGTTTTTAATTAACCCTAAAGTTGAAGCTAAATTAAAGCAAACTGCAATCGATTCAGGTTCAGGTGCAATGATTATGGCTTATCAGCAATATTTTAGCGGTACTCCAAATGTAATCGATGGTAAAATGACTGGCGTTACTTCAAACGTACCAAGCAACTTATCAAAAGGTTCTACAACTGGTGTATGTTCAGCTATCATCTGTGGTGAATTTAGTAAGTCAGTAATCGGTCAATTTGGTGGAATGGATTTAGTTATCGACCCATACACTTTGGCTCGTAATGGTCAAACAAGAATAGTTGCTAATACTTACTTTGATTGCGCTTTTGAGCAACCAGCAGTATTTGGTGCTATCTTAGACGCTACCACTACATAATCGTTGTTAGTTGTGTAATGTTATCGGGGGCAGTTTCGGCTGTCCCCATAACTTATAAAATCAAATTATGAAAGTACAATTTATACAATCACCAGTAGGACCATTTGGATTAGGATATACAATTGGTGACCAAGCTGAGATTAACGAAACTTTAGCAGCTACTTTAATAGAAAAAAAGTATGCAGTTGAAGTAAAAGAAATTGAAACGGCAACCATTGCACAAATGGAAGCGCCAGAAACAAAAAAGAAACGTAAATAAATGGCAAATTATAGACTTGTAACAGGACCAACTACTGAACCTTTGACTTATACAGAGGTAAAGAACTTTTTGCGTCTTAATGATGATAGCGAACAAGCTTTTGTTACAAGTTTAATAACTGCTGCAAGGCAATTAGTAGAAGATAGAACATGGCGACCATTAATAAGTCAAATATGGGCTATGCAATTTGATTATGAGGAAATAAATTATAGCATTTTCTACATTAACAAATCGCCACTACTTAGTGTTCAAAGTGTAACTTATTTTGATGAAAACGATGTTTTACAAACATTAGCCGCTAGTCAATATGAAGTTGATATTTATGGTAGCCCAGCAAGGTTTAGGCTGATAAATATTCCAGAATTGAAGAAAAGAATGAACGCACTACAAGTTAATTTTACTTGTGGATATACAAACGCAGCATCCGTGCCGCTACCAATAAAGCAAGCAATGTATTTAATTATTGGTCACTTATACGAAAATAGACAAGATGTTGTTACAGGAACTCAAGTACATGAGATTCCAGATAGCAGTAAATACTTATTAGAATCTTATAGAAACAACTTTATTTTTGCCCCACTAATTTAAAAACAATATTATGTTAAGTTTAATCGGAAAAAAAGTAGTAAACGTAACGCCAAGCGATACGGTATCAATCACAGATGAGTTCAACACACCGAACACGGTAGGCTCATTGTACATTGGAACAGGTGGTAACATAGCTGTTATGCCTTGGTATAATGGTGAAAGCAATAGTGCATCAACTACTGGTGTTTTAGGTGCCAAGATATTTTTAAACGTGCCAGATGGTACTTTTTTACCTATCGGATGTACTAAAGTATTTGCCACAGGAACAACTGCAAGCAACATTCTTGCAATTATAGAATAGTAACAAATTAAAATAATAAATATATGCCAAGTTCAGGACCTATGAATGGAACAGCCGTTGTGCTGAAAATAAACGGTACTACCGTTGCAAAACTAAAGTCAAACACTATGAACTTTAGCCGTGCTTTAATCGATGTGAGTAACAAAGATTCAGGTGGGTGGAAGCAATCAATTTATGGTCAAGGTTCAGGAACCTTTGACTTTGAAGGTGTATTTGATGAAGTTGGAAATTGGGGATTTAGCCAAGCATTTGCAGCTTTAGCCGCAAAAACCAATTTAGTTGCTCGTTGGGCTGCTGCTACTGGTGACATTTACTACGAAGCAACTTGTTTAATTACTTCATTGAGCGAAAGCGCACCAATGGAAGATGCAGTAACCTTTACTGGTTCGTTAGAAATGACTGGCGCACCTACAACTGGAACTATGTAATGAGTATTAACTTTGGCAAATACGACCAAAGAGTCGAAATATTGAATTATACCCAAACTCGCTCCAGTGATGGTGGCGAGTTGAGGGTGTATTCTGTACTCTACACTGTATGGGCTAAAGTTACTCCCGTTGGCGGTTCAGAAACGCAGCAAAGCGATGAAAAGGTTGCAAACATTATCATTGATGTGGATGTAAGAGCAACTGGATTAACTCTGAACGAAACTATGCGAATGAATTGGAGAGGTAAAACTTTTAATATTACTTCAATTGATGAGTTTGGTATGAGATTAAACGAGGGCTACAAAATAAGAGGAATAGCAAAAGACAATGTATATTAGTATGGTCATAAAAGGTATGGATAAAACCATCCAAATGCTATCTAGGACTGAATGGCTTGAACCAACTGATATTGACAAAGTAATCAGAAGTGCAGCTCAACCAATGGTAGATGCTATTAAAGCAGGTTATGGCAAACACACTAAAACTGGTGCGTTAAGAGATTCAGTAATGGCTTTTAGGCGTAATAGAGCAAAGGGTGAACCATATTTTACTTACTTTGTTGGTCCAAGATATACTGGTGCATCTAGCTTATATTCTTATGGCGGTAATGCTGCTCACTTACTAGAATATGGTACAGTAGAAAGATATAGAGCCAATACTAAATTAGGTGGAGTAGGCAAAAGAGTAAAAGGCAAATCTACGGGCATAAAAGGCGTTTACGGAGCTAAAATATCAACTGGATTTGTAAAGCCTCATGGAATTATTAGAGCCGCAGTAGATAGCACTAAAGATAGGTGTACTCAAATAATGACTAGCGGAATAAACGAATTAATTAAAAAACAAGCAAAAGCGGAAGGTTTACAAGTAGCATGACAGTAGATAGTATTATATTTGGAATATTAAATGGTAATAGTGCTGTTACTGGCGTAGTTGGTAGTAAAATATTTCCAAGCCAAGCTCCTCAAACAACTCAATTTCCTTTTATAGTATTTGAAACTATTTCAACAATGCCAAACAATACAAAGTCTGGTCCAAGTGAAATGGATAGATATAGAATACAAGTAACTACATTGTCAACAGAAAATAACCAAGCTAATGATATTGCGGACAAAGTAAGGTCAGCATTAGACTATTACAAAAGTGGGGATGTTCAGTTGATAAGTTTTCAAGCACAAAATAGTGCATTTGACAACATAAGTGGGCAAGATGGTATATTTTTGAAGTATCAAGATTATTTTTTAACATTAAGTAGATAAACATGAAAATCACAATTAACAACAACGAGCATGAGTTTAAATTTAGTTTTTTAGCTATTGCTGAACTAGAAAAACAAACAGGAAAGAAATTAAATGAAATTTTAACAGAATTGACAACAATTTCAGAAACGGGTTTAGATTTCTCAATGGTATTAACTATTGCCTATTGCGGGCTGAAATTTACAAATAATTCTAAGTCATTAGAAGAAGTTGGACAATTATTAGATGATGGCAGCAGAAATGATTTAGAAAGCATTATAAAAGGGTTTATGGAAGGTATTAACAGATATCTACAAGTTGACCCAAACTTGAACAGCCAAGCATCCTAGATTACTGGGAGTGTTTGGCATTATCGTGGGGTTGGAGCTATGACCGAATTTACACATCAGATTTGCGAGAATTTGCAATGTGTTTACAAGGGCATAAAATAACAGAATTTGAACGTACTAAAACACTTTTTGACGTTGCTAGATATAATGCATCAAGAGTTTTAACTATAAACATGAAAAAAGGCACAATTCCAATAGATTGGTGGAGTTTCAATTGGGACCCAAAGCCAACAACTAAAGAGGATTGGCTAAAAAATAATAAAGAACTAATTGAAACTTGGGATAAGTTAAGCAAGGCAAAATGAGCGAAAAAATAAACGTACTTATTGGGGCAAATATTGAAGGTTTAAAAACAGCATTAGCCGAATCTGGTAAGAGTTTATCTGATTTTGGAACGATTGCTGAACAAGCACCCAAAAGGGCTAAAACTGCTGTTGACGAATTAAACAAAAGTTATAGGGATGCAGTAAGAGATGCTAAAAATTTAGCATTGATGCAAGGTCAAACTAGCGAAGCATTTTATGAAGCTCAATTAAAAGCCAAAAATTTAAAAGGACAAATTCAAGAATTAAATGAAGTTGTTGGTCAAACTGGTCAAATGGCTAGTGGTAGTGGAGGCGTTCAACAAGCTGCACATAAGTTTGATATGCTTGGTCATTCTGTTAATCAATTAACAAGAGAATTGCCAGCATTTACTCATTCAATGAGTACTGGTTTTATGGCTATTTCCAATAACATTCCAATGTTTGTTGACCAATTAAACAATATTAGAGTTGCTAACGCTGGTTTAATTGCAGATGGCAAGCCAGTGCAATCAGTATTTAGTCAATTAGCTAGTTCAGTACTTTCATGGCAAACTGCTTTATCTTTAGGTGTTACCATATTAACTGTTTATGGTGAAAAAATTTACAATTATATTGCTGGAATTAAAGACACTAAAGCAGAGCTAGATAAGTTAGCTCAATCTCAAAAGGAAATAAATGATTTAAGAGATAAGTATTTGTTTACCGAAGAAGAAATAGCTTTAAGAAATGAAGCTAGTGATTACAAAAAGGTAGTTGAAGCTATAAAATCTCAAGTTACTGCTTATGAAGGAATGCAAGATGTTCAAAATTTAACATTAGCAAATGCCAAAGCATATAGAGAAACAAAAGCAAGAGTAAATAAAGAATTAGAAACAGCAGAAAAAGACCATTTACAAAATATAGCAGATATAAGGGAAAAATATCTAGAAGGTGTAAAAAAAGATAAGGAATGGGAAGTAGCAATATTTAATGAAAAGCTTAATGAAATGCTTGAAAGATTGGCTAAGTTTAAAGAAACATATCTTATTTTAAGCAAATTGCCAGGGCCAGCAGATTCAGAATCTAGGAATTGGGAAATTCCAGAGGGTTTAAAAGAAGAAGAAGCTTTGCCTCTTTTTCCAAGTAAACAAGCAATGGAAATAAGGGCTGGTCAACATGAAGAATTTCTAAAAAAAATGGAAAAAGATGCGCTTGAACACGCAAATAGAATGAAAGCAGTTAACAGTATATTAGCGTCTTCATTTGTTATGGTAGGACAAGCAATTGGGGATGCTTTTGCAACTGGAGATTTTGGTGGTAGTGCTTTGAAATTATTAGCTCAATTTATGGCTTTGGTTGGAAATGCAGCTATTGCAGTTGGTATAGCTTATGCTGCTATGGGATTCACAGCAGGTCAAGGTGCAATAGCAATTGGTGCAGGTATTGCTTTAATTGCGGCATCAAGAGTAGTAGGAGCAAAAGCTGGAGGTGGAGGAGGTGGCAATACAAATACTAGCAGTTCATCTTCTGGAGGAGGAGGTTCTGTTCCATCATTTAATCCTACGGGAATGATGATAAGCATTGATGGACTTGTAAGAGGTAACAACATTGTTGTCGCATTAGATAACCAAACACGAATGAATAGGAGAGTAAGATAATGGGAGTAAGATTTACAAGCAGTTTTTATTCTACCTTACAAAATGTTTATTGGACTTGCGAGTTAATAGATGTTAATTACCCAAGCACGGGAGTTTCTCAAGCAATAGAGTTATTTGGAGAAGGATTTGAGATTGACTACCAACAACAGAGTGATGAGAGATTTGCAGCTATTAAAGGTAGCGATTGTAAGCTGAATTGTGTAATTACAGACAATCAAACAGGCGTAAATTTATTAAGTTGGATTAATTCAACAATAAACGCAACTAAAGAAGACCAATATTTCTTAAACATCAAAAAGAATAGCGAGCCATTTTGGTATGGTGTAATTTTATCCGATTTAAACACTAGGGAAGATGAAAGTAGACCATTTCAATATGTTATTACTGCAACTGATGGTTTAAAAAGGTTAAGCACAAAACCTTTTCCATACATAGATATTGACCCAGATTTTTATACATTTGGGCGTACAAGATTTACAGACTTAATATGGAATATTCTAAAATTTACTCCATTATATCTAACCGATTCAAGTATTTTATTTAGTACAGCTGTAAATTGGTATGAAGATGCAATGGGTGATGTTACAGACGCTAAAGACCCACTTTTATATTCAGCAACTGGAGCTGTTGTGTTTTCAAGAAAAGAACAAAACCAAGAAGAAACACCTTTAAGCTGTTATGAAGCATTAGAAACTATTTGTGAGCAATGGGGTATGAGAATAATGCTTAGTGAAGGCTATTTTAGGCTATACCAAGTTAACGCTTACGAAGATGAGGCTACTCCTAAGTACGAAAGGCTTTATGAACGCACAACAGGTGGATATAGTGGAGCGATAGATTTTACAGGTTATTCGGTAGACATTTTTAACAATAACTTTCCTTATGTAGAAGCTGGCGGACAATTTCAATGGTTTGCTCCACTTAAAAACGGGTATTTAAAAATGCCATTTGTTCAACAAAATATGTTGGATGAAACTGATTATTTACCACTTGTTTCTAATGTTTATACATATTCTCAAACAATAAGAAATGGAATTGTTGGTGGAATTAGTAAAAGATTAAATTTGACAGGGGCTATAAATTTAGATATTAGAAGAAAAACTGGTACCTATCCTTCGCCTCCAGGCGGAACTTACGGATTAACTTCTGGATATAAAGTAAGGGTACAAATAAAATTAAAAATTGGTATTTATTATTTGAATTATGATTCAATTACAAGAACTAATTCTTGGATTACAAATTCAAATGCAAGGGCTAATTTCTATTATGATAATTGCGTTTCTGGATGGCAAATATTAAATTATTCAGTTATAACTCCAGATTTACCATCTGGGTCTTATAATTCGAATGAATTTGAATTAAAAATATTAGATAAACTTGCTACTGATGGAAATATTTATAACACACACTATATGTATGTGGCAGGTTATTCATCTTCAAGCTGGCAAACTGCAACCTTACAACCAAATACAACAACTGGGTTTATTGCTTTACGTTGTATTGGTAAAACGTCATTAAAATATAATTCAAGCACATCAAATGAAAATGAAGAATACTTTGAATATATTGGCGGCAATACATCTACTCCAATTAATTCATACGATATAGAATTTAACGATGCACTATTTGGAGAAGTTGGAGATACTTCATATCCTGGCGAATTATTCGTAAGTGAAGATAATACAACTTTTTTACCAAGCTTAAGCAAGTGGAGAATAAATGCAGTTGGAACTGCTTTTGACTTTAACATTCTTAGAGTTCGTGAAGTAATGAGTGGGCAGTTTAAACCATGTTTAAAGTACCAAAACTCTATCCGAGGACAATTACTACCACACAATGCAATTGAGTACGCTGGATTTCGCATGATATACAATGGCGGAACATTTAGCGCAATGAGTGACAAGCTAAATGGCGAATGGTTTGCAGTATCATTGGATAGACCATCATTTGCAGAAATTCAAGGTGCAGTAGCTCAAGCAGGCAATGGAGGTGAAACTCAATTTCAAAGGCAATTTAGCGAAATAGGTGGAGAAGTTCAATACATTAATTCTTATTTAGAAAATACGGCAAGTGGAGTAAAAGTTTATCCTGCAAGTGGTAGCATCACAGTTGAATACGTTTCAGGTAACTATTTTTGCGATACAGCTAACCAAACATTTACAATGCCATCAGCTGCGGATATGCTTGTAAACGGCTTCTCAAGCGAGATTTACTTTAAAAACATTTGTAGTGGTAGTAGTGATAAAGTTTATGTTATACCAATATCAGGTCAAACAATAGATGGCGAAGAGTCATTAGAATTAAAACAATTTGAATCAGTTGTAATAATATCAGATGGAAATAATTTATATTTGAAGTCAGCACATAGTCCAGCATAAAATATGAGAGCAATAGCAATAGGAATACCATTTATTAGACGTAGTGGCATAGACGCACAAGCACAAGCGCACTACAATAGAGTAATAGCTGATGGCGGATTAGTTCCAAGTGGTTTAAGTGGCGTTAATGCCTTTTTTAATACTATTAAAACCATTTACGGAACATCAGATATAAATACTGCCATTAGTGTAGGATTAGACCCTCAAGTTTTAGGCTACAAACTTGGAGCTGGTTCGGGTACTACATTAGGACAAGCAGCGCAGAAATTGTATTCTCCAAAAGATGTATTTGGTGGCATAGGAACAGGAAATGCATATTGGGAAGGTAGTGGTGTAACGGGTAATTTTATCCAATCAAATACAAGCGCATATAATACTAACGATATTGACATTGAAGTTCAGGCTTCAACTGTTGCTACAACTGGAGATGTAAGTTTTGTTAATATATCAAATGGAACAAGTACAACAGTTGATTTTTTTTATAGTAAAACAAATGGTGTAATTCAGTTTCAATATTATACAGGTGGTTTCCGTAATTCATTTGCAGTTGCTACAATTGCTGATGGTGATATATTTAGGGTTACAAGAAATGCAACAACGGGTTCAATAGTTTTTAGGAAAAACGGAATTATACTAACAACTTCGGGTGCTCAAGTAGCAGGTGTTTTAGATTTTGTAAATACTACTATTAAAATAGGTCAAGGCGTTTGTAAAATAAATTATGCAAATTTTTATATAGCAGGAGTTTTAAACAAAACTTTTAACCCTAATCAATATACAGGAGCAAATACATGGACATCTACTACCTCAGAGGTATGGACAGTAAATAGAACAGGAGCAGGTTTAGCAGACGTAGTGCAAACAACGGCAGCAAGTCAGCCTTTGCTTTTAACTCATACAAGCGGAGAGAATTATTATCAGGGTGTTGGAGTTACAGGAAATTTTGTAAGCACTCCAAATTCAGCAGCAAATAGTAATAACGGGAATAAAGAAATTATCGTTAAATTTTCAACTAATGACACTACTTCTTCTAGCGATATTGTAAGTAAAGATG